GATGTCTTTGTCAAATTTGACTATCTCCGTCCAGATGCGATCGTCGTCTTTGCACACCGCAACATAAAGCGCCTGTTCTATCCGTGTGCCCAACATATAAACCTGCATTTGGGCATAGTGCATCGGCTTTGATTTTTCGACGCCGTTATCTTCTAGGTGGTCAAAAGACTTTTTGCTGTGGGTTTTAAACTCGAGGACATATCGCTTTCCATCGCCAAACGGCACACCAGATTCCGCAATTCCGTCGATTGAGCCGGATACGTGACAACCAAAATTTACCCGGCTTTGCTGTGTGCCAGTTTGCTGCACATCAATGCCAATAGCCCGAAGATCTCGGACGATTTGTGCCTCTTCATTTTGTCCGCGCCGAAACACGCGCAAAATCCGTCCAAAGAATGCCTCAACAACAGCCCAGCGAAAAGACAGCCACAGCCAACGATCGCACGGGTGCCCTAATTGACTGGCGCCCATGTGAGGACGCGGCGGCTCTTGCTGCGTTTCATGGTGCTTGTCGATCAACTCTGCAATAGTGTATTCTGACAAGGTAGTCTCCTGTCTGTGATAATCTGTTTTTAACCCCTACCCAAACGGGCAGGGGTATTTTTTTGCCTGTTACTTCTTGGCCCAAGGAGGGGCAGCGCTGGCGGGCTTTGATTCTGCCGCGGTAGGCTTTGCAAAGGTCGGAATCGCATCTGCGGGCATTGAATCGCCAGATGCTTTATATCCCTTGACCTCGTTTTTGGTGCCGTATTGCTCATCAATTTTTACAGCAATTTTGATCTGCAAATTGTCGCCGACCAGTTGATCGCTGTCTTGCACGTGAGTCAATCCAATGGCGCGCATAATGTCGCCAAGTTGTGATCGACCAATTTTCTCGGCTTTTTCTGATGCGTTCTTGATGTTGAGATTGGCGTAGATCGATCGGCCTTGTTGAGTCGGGCCGATAATCGCAAATTTAACTACTAGCTTTTGACCTGCTCCGTCTTTTGTCGGCTCAAGTCTTACTTCTGAAATCGTTGCCGAATACCATCCTTCAGGGATTAGCGAATATTTTGATTCGGGAAGGTCGTTAATGTTGATGTCGAGGAATGCCATTTTTTAGTTCTCCAGTGTGATAGAAAAGGACGGACGTGAAGCGGTAACGGTTACAGCATCGGCCAGCACTGAGGTAATCTCGGGCGAGGTGGCTTTCCACGCCGTCAGATTGATTTCAGGTTTCCAGCGGAAAAGATTGCCGAGGTGCTCAGTTAGCCCATGCTCGGCGGCAAGCTCCTGTACCTTTTCCGCATCCACCTTACGAGACAACCGACCGACAATCTTGATCGAATGGCCGGTTTGAGTCTTAGCGTTGAACGTGCCTTCCATCTGCTCAGAAATGCGGAACATTTGGATCAGTTGATCTTCCACTGCTCGGCGTGCTTCCACGGCCATGCGCTCGGCTTCCTTTGCCTGCAACCATGCTTCCGACAGTTGAAAAATGTCTTTTTCTTGCTCGGTCATTTCATTCTCCTTCCAATTTCTGCAGCAACGCGAACAATTACCCTGCGTGCGGCGGCTTTTCTATCGTCATCGTGAGCTTGTTTTAATTCAATCATTTCGGCCCGCGCCCAAGAGAATCTTCCCCCGTTGTTAAAAATAACGGTCATTTCTAAGGCACACGCTAAGTCAAAAGCATCGCCGTCATCCTCAAGTGGGTTCCAGTAGTCCGATAGTTCTAATGTAAAGCCAGCCGCCTTCGCAGCCAGCTCCAACAATTCGCGGTCGGTCATCATCAATCCTTTCGTGCTGCCATCATTGCATCGGCGGCCATATAAGCCTGCACCGCTGCAAACTCTTCAATCTCCATACCGGCCCGCACTGCTTCTCGGTCGGTGGTATTTTCGAGGTAGTACCTAAGCGCCAGCCCAGCGAAGTAGTCGCGCAGGTTCATGTCGTTTTCGTTCATTCTCTGCCCCCAATCTTATTGATGATTGCGCCAAGGTCCGGGGCTTCCCACTGCGCCAGTTTTCCTGATCGATCTTTCGCCAACCACGCTCCATCGCTGTCGCACATCAAAGCCCGCTGACTGTTGCCTTCAGAATCCTTCTCGACCCGCAAGGCCAAAACTTCGTCAAAAAAGTAGGGCAAACCTTGGGACAGTGTTTTGCCAGGCATTGAAGGGCCGTATAACACCTTGCCCATTTCATCCTGCAGCTTCTCCAGCTTGGCGGACATGTAGACATGGCGACCAGGCAGGTCACGGAAGGCGCGGATTAGGTCAGTCATAACGGTGTTCATCTCGCCGTATGCAGCGCGCCCGTCCTTGGTGCTTTTCTTCTCAGCAGCCAGCACCACCTCAGCCACTTCGCTGATGCTATCAAGCGCCACTGATTTAAATTCTTTGGCCTCTGCGCTTGACTCCAGCCACTTGTAAGCCTCGCGCAAGTCGTCCATGCTGCCGATTTCGATGTAAGGCACATCGGCATCGGCAATTGAAAGAAGTCCCCCTTCTGCTGACAACACCACCGGGCTGGGCAGTGTTTTAATTAGGCTGGTTTTTCCTGCGCCTGCCTGTCCGTACACTAAAAGTTTCACCCCGTCGCTTGCTAACTGTGAGCTGCGTTTTAGATTGATTGCCATGATTAAGCGGCCTCCTTGCCTGTTGCGATTTCTTCCATCGCTGCAACTGCATTGATAATTTCCTGTTTAAATACATCCGCAGTGACATGCCCATTCGCAAGCAGCGGAGTCCAGATATCAACAATCGCCGCCATGTACGCGATTTTTCTTTCAGCAGTCATTTTTTACACTCCTGTCATCTGCACCGTCGGCCATTCCGTTCGCGCAGTGGTTGTACTTTAGCAAGTAATCTGCTAGATTGCAACAACTGATTGAAATTTTTTTAACAAAAGGGAAGCAAAAATGACTTTGGAACAGATTCGGGCAGCGTTGGCAGATCGTAAGGTGGCAATGGTGGCGCGGGCCACGAAGATCCACCCCAACACCATCCGCGCCATTATTAAAGACCCCGCAGCAAACCCGACGCATCGTGTAATCAAGGCCCTGTCTGACTACCTGAGCGGCGGGGTAAATAATGGCTGACCTGACAAATATATTAGGCGGGCCATGGGCGCCTCCTGCCGCGCCAGTCATAGCCCCGCCTGAACTGCAATTTCGTGATGCCATGCTTGAGGCAGGCGTTACACCGCCTGATGAGATCATCCTGGACGGTCAGCTTAGGCGTTTCCGAACCGACCCAAAAAAGACCGATCGATCGGGCTGGTACGTGGGCCACGCCGACGGCATCGTTACTATAATTTGGGGCGACTGGCGCCAGGGCATTGAGCAGACCATCAAGGCCGACATGGGGCGCAAGTGGAGCGTGGCAGAGGAAATGGCCCACGTTGCACGAGTAGCCGCGGCCAAAGCCGCGAGGGATGCCGAGAGAAAGAAACAAAACGAAGCCGCGGCCAGCACGGTCGAGATCATTTGGTCGGAAGGGGCCGCAGCCAGTCCTGAGCATCCATACTTGAAGCGCAAGGGCATCCAGCCCCACGGCGCCAAAATCACCGGAGACGGTAGATTGATGGTGCCGCTTTTCGATGAGTCGGGCGTTCTCGCCAGCTTGCAATATATTGATGCAGAGGGCGGAAAGCTTTATCACCCCGGCGGCAGTGTGAGCGGTAAGTTTTGCATGATAGGTACTTTAGATGTGCCTGGCGTGCTTTACGTAGCAGAGGGCTACGCCACCGCCGCAACCATCCACGAAGTCAGCAAGCGCCCAGTAGTGGTGGCCTACAGCGCCAGCAATCTAGTTCCCGTCACCGGCACTTTGCGTGATTTGTACGGCCAAACACAGGACATTGTGATCGTGGCAGATAATGACGCCAGCGGGGTAGGCCAAAAATACGCCGAGCAAGCCTGCGCCAAATATGGGGCGCGTATGGTCATGCCGCCGATCCAAGGGGATGCCAATGATTACACCCAGGCGGGGCAGGATCTGGCGGGGTTACTTAATCCGCCGAAAAACGAGTGGCTAATCCCAGCCGATACATTCTGCGCCCAGCCCGCCCCAATCGCATGGCGCATCAAGCATTGGGTGCAGGATCAAGCGCTGATTATGGTGCACGGGCCTTCAGGCGGCGGGAAAACGTTTGTGGTGCTGGATTGGTGCCTAAGTATGGCAAGCGGAAAACCAGAATGGGCAGGCCACAAGGTCAAGCCGGGTGCAGTGGTCTATCTGGCAGGCGAAGGGCATCACGGTTTGCGCGGACGCGTGGCCGCATGGAAGCATCACAACCAAGCCGGCAGTCTTAACATGTGGCTCAGTAAAGACGGGTGCGATCTTAATACTCCGGAAGGCTATCAGCGCGTGTCTGAAAACTTGCGCGCCATCCCAAACGCACCATGCCTGATTGTAGTTGATACCTTACACCGGTTTCTTTTGGGCGACGAAAACAGCGCACAAGATGCCAAGACCATGCTTGACGCCTGCAACGGATTGATGCGGGAGTTTAGTTGCTCGGTGATTTTGGTGCATCACACGGGCGTGTCAGAGGAGGCGCAACATCGTGCCAGGGGGTCTAGCGCATGGCGTGGAGCATTGGATATCGAGGTAAGTATTGTGCCGTCAAAAGATGGTGCGCCCATGGAGATAATTCAACGCAAAAGCAAGGATGCAGAACTTACCGCGCCGATTTATTGCCAGCTTGAAAGCGTAGAGATTCCAGGGTGGTTTGATGAGGATAATGAGCCGGTTTCTAGTGCTGTTATTGCAGTAGTTAATGCGCCAGAAAAGAAAGCTGCAAA